GGCACTAAATCACCAGTTGCTGGTAAAAATGACATGGGTGGAACAGCAGGTAACATTGCTGGCGGATCAGCTGAAGAAAAAGGCGGAAAAGCAAGTGCACCTAAAGAAGACAACGCAGGGAACGTAAACGTACCAGGCGCAAAAGCTTCTAAGTCAATGAGTGCAAACGCTAAAGGCCATGGCGCAGAGAAAAAAGGCGCAGGCGAATCTGGAACAAATAGTAAAAGTACTATTGGTTCTTAATTGAGATTAAGGAATAACAGATGTTAAACTTAACTGAAACACTATCATTCGACCAAGCAAAGATGGTCGTCGAGACTACTGAAAACGAATCAGGTTCAAAAGACCTGTATTTAAAAGGTATCTGCATACAAGGTGGTGTTAGAAACGCTAACCAACGTGTATATCCTGTAACTGAGATTGGTAGAGCTGTCAACACGCTCAACGATCAGATTAAAGGTGGATATAGTGTACTAGGTGAAGTTGATCATCCTGAAGGACTTAATATTAATTTAGACCGTGTAAGCCATATGATCACAGAAATGTGGATGGATGGACCAAACGGTTACGGAAAACTTAAAGTAATTCCAACCCCGATGGGACAACTGGTTTCAACAATGATTAATAACGGCGTTAAAATTGGTGTCTCATCTAGGGGTTCTGGAAATGTTAAAGAAGATGGAAGCGGCGAGGTCAGCGAATTTGAAATTATTACTGTTGATGCCGTTGCTCAACCAAGTGCTCCAGGGGCGTATCCAACGCCTATTTACGAACACTTATTAAATAGCCGTGGTGGCTATCAGGCAATGAATATGGCTCGCGAACTTAATGGCGACGAAAAGGCACAGAAATACTTAAAGGAATCGTTGGTAAACATTATCAACGGTCTCCGCTAACAAGGAGAAAATAAATGTTAGATGCACTGAAAGCACTCTTTGAAAATAATGCTATTTCCGAAGATATCAGAGCAGAAATCGAACAAGCATGGAATGATAAGATTCAAGAGAATCGTATGCATGCCACAGCCGAACTTCGCGAAGAGTTTGCTCAAAAGTATGAGCATGACAAAGCAACAATGGTGGAAGCTATTGATACTATGTTAGAAGAAAAACTAGGCGAAGAACTAACTGAGTTCGCAGATGACCGTCAAAAACTAGCTGAAGCAAGAGCAAAATATACAGTAGCAATGCGTGAAAACGCAGATCTAATGAAGAATTTTGTTGTATCTCAACTAGGTAAAGAAATTGGCGAGCTACACGAAGATCAGAAAGCTATGGCAGGTAAATTTTCCAAACTTGAAGATTTTGTTGTTGATTCATTATCGAAAGAAATTGCAGAATTTTATGAGGATAAAAAAGACTTGGCTGAAACAAAGGTACGTTTAGTACGTGAAGCCAAAGAACATCTAGCTAAAGTTAAGTCTAAGTTTATCACAGACGCAACAAAGATTGTTGCTGAAACAGTTGAGAAAGGTCTTAATAAAGAAATGACTCAATTGAAGGAAGACATTGACACAGCACGTAAGAATGATTTTGGACGTAAGATTTTCGAATCTTTTGCATCAGAATACACTAACAGCTATCTTAATGAAAAGTCCGAAACAGCTAAACTATTAAAAGTAGTTGATCTGAAAGATAAGCAATTAGCTGAAGCTAAAAAAGCGGCTGACGAAAAAGCAACACTAGTCGAAAGCAAAGATGCTGAGATTAAAATTGCTAAAGATACAGCTAAGAGAAAAGAAGTTATGAATGAGCTCCTTTCGCCTTTGAATAAAGGGCAAAGAGAAATCATGGCTGACTTACTGGAATCTGTACAAACCGATAGACTTCAAAAGTCTTTCGATAAGTACATGCCAAGCGTAATCGCAGGGAACAATCCAGCTAAGGAAACCAAGGCAACACTTACTGAAGGCACACAAATTACAGGCAATAAACAAACCAATGACATAGATGCAAGCCCATCTACTCCAGATAATGTAGTAGATATTAGAAGACTTGCAGGATTGAAATAAGGAGAAAAAAATGTCAGAACTATTAGAAAGTCGCTGGCAGGATACTAAGACTGCACTTCTTGAAGGCCTAGAAGGCAATAAGAAAGCCGTGATGGGCGTGACTCTGGAAAATACTAAAAGGTATTTGGCAGAATCAGCTACAGCAGGTGCATCTTCAGCAGGTAATGTTGCAACTCTAAACAGAGTTATCCTACCAGTAATCAGACGTGTTATGCCAACTGTTATCGCCAACGAATTAGTCGGTGTACAGCCAATGACAGGTCCAGTGGGTCAAATCCACACATTAAGAGTACGTTACTCAGACACATTTGATGATGTGACTGCAGGCGAAGAAGCTCTATCACCATTTAAGATTGGTGTTGGATATTCAGGTGGAGGTTCAACTGATAAAGCAGATGCAACCGCTACTTTAGAAGGTACAGCAGGCAAGAGATTGTCAATCCAAATCTTAAAGCAGACAGTCGAAGCAAAAACCAGAAAGCTATCAGCTAGATGGACTTTTGAAGCGGCTCAAGACGCTCAAGCACAACAAGGCATCGACATCGAAGCAGAAGTAATGGCGGCATTAGCCCAAGAAATTACTGCTGAGATCGATCAAGAGATCCTTGCATCATTGCGTACACTAGCTGGTACAGCTGGTCAAGCATATGATCAAACAGGCGTTTCAGGAACTGCAACATTCGTAGGCGACGAGCATGCGGCATTAGCTGTTATGATCAACAAAGTTGCTAACGATATCGCGGCAAGAACACGTCGTGGCGCAGGTAACTATGCAGTGGTTAGCCCATTTGCATTAACTATCCTACAGTCTGCAACAACAAGTGCATTTGCACGTACAACTGAAGGTACTTTTGAAGCTCCAACTAACACTAAAATGGTTGGTACTTTGAACGGTGCAATGAAAGTATACGTTGACGCATATGCAGGCGACTCTACTGACGTATTAGTTGGATACAAAGGATCAAGCGAATCAGACGCACCAGCGTTCTACGCTCCTTATATTCCATTAATGTCAAGTGGCGTTGTACTTGATCCATCAACATTTGAGCCAGTAGTATCATTTATGACACGCTACGGTTATGTTGAGTTATCAAACGTTGCTTCTTCACTAGGTAACGCGGCTGACTACTTAGGCAAAGTTTCTATTGCCAACGTAACATTCAGCTAAGTCTCTTAGTAGAATATAAAATTAAAATAGGTCCTTTCGAGGGCCTATTTTTTTGACTAAATAATAATACGTTCAGGCAGTAAGCCCGGAAGTAGCATTAAGCGAAGGAACGCACTTAACTGTAAAAGGGAGAGTGTTATGAATCACAAAGACTTCGAAATAGCTCGCAAAAAACACAAAACAAAACTAGCACACAAAGCAATACTGAAAAAAATGCTTGAAAATCGTGTTTCTAGACCAAGATGCGAGAAGAACATACTAAGTTCAGACCCAAGGCTTCAAAAAATATAACATTTTGGTAAAATAAAGGTTGACTTTACATAAAAAGAATGTTATATTATATACATAAGCAACAAAAAAGTAATTAATTTTTGTTTATAGTGCAAGGAAGAGGCTCCTACCAAAAGAGTCGAACTTGACTGTCCAGGGGTGGTACCCAGGCTTGGTAGTAGAAATACGCTGAGTCACATCGCACTAACCCGCGGGGACAGGTTGTACGGTTTAGAAATGGTATTTCGGTCCGTGCTTGTAGGTGTACCCAAGTCCTACCTATTTTGCTTATATTAAAAAGGCACTTCGGTGTCTTTTTTCTTGACTAAATATTAGTATGAGAGACGAGTACGCCTCAGCTTTCTATGACGTTGTAAAAGATACACGTGATAGAACCGGCATTGAAATGCCAGAGTACATCGAACACTATGTTGTTTTGTTGCTTGCTTCTCATGTTGACAAATCTGATTTCCTACCTACAAAAACTTTTGCTGAATCTATGTTAGAAATAAAACACTCTAGAGATGCAAAAACACTAGGCGACACATGCTTGTTCGTTACAGGATTATTTCCTGAATACGGAATAGATGTAAAATATTACTCAAGTATTGGCAAAATTAGTTACAACAGATGTACAACTGCTTTAAACATAGAATTATTTGAAACCTTAGCAAAACACTTTGATCACATACGTTTTTTTATTAATCATATTAGGAATGATAAATACTTGTGTCGATAGTGTGCCGCAAGGCGGACTTATGCTGTACCCACAGCGTAGCTCATAGAACGGGCATTGGACTACTTATATAGGAGAAAAAAATGGGAAGACCACTTAATAAAAGAATGTTTGGTGTAGCGGGAACAGGACCTACAGCAGGCTCAACAGAAATCAAAGTAAATTTTCACAACGGTACAGCAGTTAAAGAAGGCTATATCGTAAAGCAACTTGGATCTAAAAAGTTCCGTGTTGAAGAAATTGGAACAGCTGGATTATTTGATTGTACAATAAAAACAGGTGTACTACCTGCTAACTTAACAGCAGGACAAATGTCAATCTCAGTACAAGGTGCAGATTCAGAAACTTACGGAGTTGCAAAAATTACAGGACGTAAAGTTACTGTAGCATCTCCAAGTGCTACTGGATCAAATGCTTTAACAGGTGGAGCATCGTTAAAATACGCTCTAACAGGTGCGGCCGCGGCTGGATTAGTTAGAATGGAAGAAGCTGGTGATGATAACACATTATCAGGTACTGACGACGACGATCTAACAGAAGACGCATAAATGTTTTTGGGGGTATTTAATTACCCCCATTACTTTAAGGAATTATAAATGTCAAAAATTTTAAATGTAAATACCGGTAACTATGTAGCAAGAGTATCA